TTACAGGCTGTTACTGCAACAACAGTAGCGGCAAGCGGCGCTATAACCGGCCTCACCGTTACAGCAGATGGCGGCACAACAAGCCAAGCAGGTGAATCTATTCGCGGAACTTTGCGCGTTGCCGACGCCGCAACAGTGACTGCCGGAACTGATGACCTTGAGGCGATTACATCCAAGAAGCTGCGTGAGCAAGGCAGGCTTCAGCGCTTTTTTGACTCAGGACAGATCACCATTACAGCAGCGGCTGGCGCAACAGTAGCGCATGGTCTAGGCCAGATTCCAAGGCTGATTACTGCTGAGTTGGTGTGTATCAACACAAGCAATGGCTACACGTCAGGACAAGTGGTTCCGATCTATATTAACTTGCAAGCTCTTGGCGCATCTCGTGGCGTTGCTATTGCAAGTGATGATACAAACATCATTTACCGATTCGGCAACACATCCACAACATTCTCACTGATTAACCTTGCAACTGGTGCTGATGTCGCAGTAACCAATGCTGATTGGCGCTTAGTTATTAGAGCATGGGTATAGCCTATGTTAGCAAAGCTAAACATACCGCCAGGCATTTACTCAAATGGTACTGACTACCAGTCTCAAGGTCGCTGGCATTTAGCTAACCTTGTGCGCTGGCAGTCGGGCTATATGGGGCCAGTAAAGGGCTGGCAGCGCTTTGATGCTACCGTATTGTCTGGCCGTCCTAGTGACGTCCATACCTACCGAGAAGGCGCTGATTCACGCGCTGGCATTGGTACGCACTCGCACCTATATGCCATCAAGCCTGATGCAACGGTTCAAGATATTACGCCTGCGGGATACACGGTCGGTCGTGCAGATGCTGGCAACGCATATGGCTACGGATTCGGCCCATACAGCGCAGGCGCATACGGTATCTCTACGCCATCCACTGGAAGCCTTCAGCCACCTACAAACTGGACGTTAGACAACTATGGCTCGTTCTTAGTTGCGTGCGCTAATACCGATGGTGACTTGTATTATTGGGATGGTGTAACGGCAACGGCTGTCGTAATGTCAGGTGCGCCAACAGACAATCAAGCAGTAAGCGTTACTGAAGAGCGCTTTGTTTTCGCTTTGGGTGCTGCTGGAAATAGCCGCTTAGTTCAGTGGAGCGACCAAGAGGACTTCACAACATGGACTCCTGCTGCTACTAACCAGGCAGGTGATTTTGAGCTAGCAACCAATGGCGCAATCCTTAATGGCCTGCGTGTTCGTGGTCAGTTACTTATCCTGACGACGGCAGATGCTCACACAGCGACATACCAAGGCGCACCGTTTGTTTATGGATTTGAACGTGTTGGCTCGGGTTGTGGTGCTGCTGGCCCTCAAGCATCGGTGGCTACTGATGCCTTTGCGTGCTGGATGGGTTTAGGCTCGTTCTATATCTATGATGGCTTTGTTAAGCCGCTGCCGTCTGATGTTCAGGATTATGTTTTCAGTGACATTAACATAGCGCAGATTCGCAAGGTTGCCGCATGGAACAACACAGCGTTTAACGAAGTCTGGTGGCATTACCCATCGTCTAGCAGTAATGAGTGTGACCGCTACGTCGCATGGAATTACCGTGAAAACCATTGGACGACCGGCCTGTTAAATCGCACTTGCGGTGATGACAACGGTGTTTACGGCAACCCACTAATGCTTTCGCCGGATGGCCTAATCTATCGCCACGAGATCGGCTATCAGTACGATGGCATCAAGCCATTTGCCGAGACTGGTCCGTTTGAAATGGGCGATGGCGACCAGGTGTACATGGCTCGCCATTTGTACCCAGATGAGCGCACGCAGGGCGATGTTACAGCGTCTTTCCGCACCCGCTTCTACCCTAATGGCGCAGAGTATAGTTTCGGCCCTTATTCGCTAAATGCGCCGACTGATATTCGATTTACGGGGCGACAGATGGTGATGCGTGTTGATGCTGCGGTTAGTGATGATTGGCGCTTTGGAATTCCGCGCATTGATCTTGCAGCAGGTGGCACACGATGAAGCTCCCGCGCAGTGATGATCGAACGATTACCGAGATTAGCCGTCAAGTTGAGATGGCGGACAACATGAATTACAAGCGTGACCGTGATCTTGAAATAGGGCAAAATAGGGTCATCCTGACCAGTCCTAACGGGAGTCGGTACGCTTTGACAGTAGACAATGCTGGCGTATTGAGCGCCGTCGCAATTTGAGGGGTGGCATATGGGATTCGGGTTTTCTTTAGGTGGCGGCAAAAGTAAGACTAAAAGCTCGTCAACGCAGCAGATTGATAAGGAGCTAATGCCTCTGCGCACTAATGTGCTTGCGCAAGGTATGAGTTTTGCTAACTCACCAATACAGCAATATCAAGGCCAACGGGTGGCTGGATTCTCGCCATTTCAGCAGCAAGCATTTAGTCAGGTTGGCGCACTAGGTCAGCAGGGTCAGGGCTTGGCGCAGCGAGGGTTTAACATCCTTGGCGTCATTGGGACGGCGGCTGACAGAATCTCTGCCTATCAGAATCCATTCACAAGTGAAGTCATTGACCGATCAATGGCCGACCTTGAGCGCCAGCGTCAAATTAGTGGGCAGGTTGATGCAAGCAAGGCTATTGCAGCAAAGGCCTTTGGAGGCTCTCGCCAAGCTGTTAACGATGCGTTAACTAATGAGGCGTATGCTCGTCAGTCTGGCGATCTTGCGTCAAACCTACGCTTTCAGGGCTTCAATACAGCATTGGGTGCTGCTCAGCAAGATGTTCAGCAGCAGCAGCAGCTTGCTCAGGCGCTACAAGGCGCTGGCTATGGCGCTATTGATGCGATGGGTCAAGCTGGAGGAATGCAGCAACAACTTGAGCAGGCGCAGCTTGATTCTGCTAAAGAGCAATTCTATGAGCCGCAGAACTTGCAAATGCAGCGCATGGACTTCTTAACCGGATTGCTTTCTGGGCTTCCGCAGGGCGGCAAAACAAGCGGCACTAGCACGACACGAAATGCAAACTTCGGATTTAGTGGAAGTGCAGGCTAATGAATAACCAATTTTCGTTTTTGCAGGGGATTAGACCGCAACCATTGCAGTTTTCTGGCGGATATAACCGAAGCTCCTTGGATTTTAGCCGACCTTTGTCTAATTTTGCTGGAGGCTATAATCAGCAAATGCAGCCGCTAGAAACAGCGACGCAAGAGCCTGTCGGCGGATACATGAAGTTTAATCCGCCTGCCACACCAGCGGCGGAAACCGCACAACAAAGCGCGCCTAGCTTGCTTGGATATGCACAGCCTTCGGAGAATAATAGCGGCGATGCTGACTTAGCTGCTGCAAAAGGCGTATTAGCTAAGACTGAGCAAATGACAGCTCAAGGCTCTCCAATGCTTTCGCAGGTTCAACAGATGGGCGGGCGTTATCAGCGTCGATACACTGGATTATTGGGGTGAAATATGGGATTGCTTAATGAGCGAATCCAACCATTAGGGTACGAAAACAGCGCATTGGCTAACTATCAGCCATCCCAATCGCAGCCGTCCAACATTGGCTTCTTAGAGGCTTTAGGGCAGGCTTTCGTGCCTGAGACTATGGCGCGTCTGTCTGGAATTAAAGCGCAGCGTGAAGCCCCATCAAACGCTTCTTATGCCCAGCTTGCTGAATACTGGGCGCAACGCGGCGATCCTGAAAAGGCGCAGCAGTATGCCGAGTTAGCAGGATTAGGCCAGCCAAAGGCGCGCGAGGTATTCTCTCGAACGGAAGGCGTTGTTAACGACCAAGGCGAGACAGGTGTATTACTAACCTATCGTAATGGCGAACAAGAGTTTAAGCCGGTTAAGTATTCTCCCGATTCAGTAAAGCCTGGCCGTGCGCCTGCTGCGCCTAGGGTTCCTGTTGGCATGATGTGGGATCCTAATAAGGAGATGGCTGTTCAGATTCCTGGTGTTCCGGTTAAGGCCGCCCCTGCTGCTCGTGGCGGCCCTGCTTCTGGCTCGGCTAATAAAGGCAAGGGGCTTTCAGCAACTGAGTTTAAGGAGTTGACTGAGACAGAAGATGTTCTTAGTGCTTCGCGCGCTGCTGCGCGCACTATTGATGAAGCATTAAAGATAAACCCAGACGCGTATTCAGGCTTAACAGCCAAGCCGCGAGCAATTATCGAAAGCCAAGTTGGTGGAAATAAACGGGCTGATGCAACAATTAAACTGGATAATTTAATCCAAAATCAGGCGCTGTCTTCGATGAAGGCTATTTTCGGCGGAAACCCAACAGAGGGTGAGCGAAAGATTCTTTTGGACTTGCAAGCGTCTGCTGATAAAACACCAGAACAGAGAGCAGAGATATTAGGCAGAGCAAAGCAGGCTGCGCTTGCCAGAGTGGAGTCTAACGCCAGGAAAGCGACAGGTATTCGATCTGGCTCGTATGGTCGACCAGAGTATGAGCAACAGACGCCAAAGCCAAAAGTTCGTCGGTACAATCCGGCAACAGGGAGAATTGAATAATGCCCCTAATTGATATTCCAGGCGAAGGCATCGTAGAGTTTCCTGATAGCATGAGTGACGAGGAAATAGGTCTTGCTATCAGCAGAAATAGGGCGTCAAAGATTGCCACTAAAACAAAGCCAGCGCCTTATGGTGTTGGTAGTGAGCTACTATCCGGCCTGACCTTTGGCTTTGGTGATGAGCTACGCAGCAAGATCACTGGTGAGCCTGTTGAGGCTGTTCGCGCTGGGCAAGAGGCTTACAGAAAAGCAAACCCAGTAGCGTCTACTGTCGCCAATATCGCAGGAGCATTGCCAACAGCACTAATCCCGGGTGCTGGCGCGGCTAATATCCTTCGTGGCGTTGGCGTGGCTGCAAAGGCTGCGCGTGGATTGGGCGCGGTTGCTACTGGCGCTGCTTATGGTGGAGCTACTGGTGCTGGTGAATCAGTGGAAGGTCAGCGCGGATCGGGAGCAGCGAGTGGCGCAGCATTAGGCGCGATCCTTTCGCCTGTGGGCGCAGGCATTGGCCGTGGCGGTCAGGCCGTATCTCAGCGACGCATTAAGAACCTTCCCAGTGACCTTGATGCTCAAGCTCGTTTACTTGGCACATTCAAAGCGGCTGGCATTGATCCTAGTTCTGTATCGCCGGTTCAAGGGAGAACATTAGCTGAGTTAGCGACTCCACTAGAGAACCTTGCGGGCGCTGTGGTGCGGAAGTCGCCAACAACTGCCGGAAACTTTGCCACGCTAACCGCTGAGCGAAAAGCGGCACGCGGCCCAGAGATTCTTAACCGCGCACAGCAAGAGATCACGCGAGGCGTTGCGCCAACAGCAAATCAGCTAGAAAAATCTGCTGTTGCGCAAAAGAAAATGGCTGCGCCATATTACGATCAGGCATTTGCAGAGGCCAAGCCAATTAAATCGCCACTCATTGATGACTTGATGACGCTAGAGCCTTTCCAGATGGCCTACAAGCGCGCTCAGAGCATTGCTAAGCTAGAGTCCAAGGGTAAGGTGAATCTACCTGACTTTACGCCAGGGCAGCCGCTTAGCTTGCAACAAGCCAATTACATTAAGCAGGGTCTTGATGAAGTTGTGTATGGCGCAAAGCGTGATCCAGCCTCAAGCATTGGTCGACAGCAATTAAGTCTGATTGATCAGCTTCGAGGTGACTTTGTGCGTGAGGTTGATTCGCAAGCACCAGAGTCATATAGAGTGGCGCGTGGCATTTACAGTAGTGCTGCACGAGATAAAGAAGCGGCTGAGTTGGGCGCTGATGCAATTAAGCGTGGCCCAGAGTTTGTTGCTGATTTTATGCAAGGCGCAAGCGAGTCAGAGCGTCAGGCATTCCGCGCAGCAGCCAATGCTGAATTGCAACGCAAGGCTGGCGATCTTGGGCAAAATGCAGAGGTTTTCCGCCGATTACTAGATACGCCTAACCGTCAAGCAGTGATGCAGCAGCTCTCGCAAGTAGAAGGCCCGTCATCCATTCCTTACTTTGCGCAGCGTCAGGCGCAAGAAGCTGACTTTGCTACGCGCATGACAGGCGGCGCTCAAACTGCACCTCGGCAAGCCGCCGATGCTTTGCTGCAAGAAGGTGAATCCATTCCAGAGCAGGTTATGCGTCAGGGTGTTGTCAGCACAGGACTTAATCGCGGTCTTCAGGCAATGACTGATCTTTACCGCACAGGCGGAAGTAAGACAGCAAACGAGCTTGGATCAATGATTTTGAATCCTGACGCGATGGCCAACATGGAAACGCTGCGTAGGCTTGGACTATTGGATGAGCAGTTACGCCGCCAAGCAGGTATTCGCGCTGGGTCTTATTCCGCAGGCGCAGCCACAACGGGCGGGTTACTAGGAGGCTCACAATGATTCGCAAAGAAGATTACATTGCTGGCAAGATCGAAAAGTTAATCAAAGAAGGCAAGCCGCAGAAACAAGCGGCTGCAATCGCGTATAATATGCAAAAGCAGCGGAAGGATAGAAAATGACTATCACCTATCGACTTGTGAAAGGCTCAAGGCTAACTAATGCTGAGCTAGACGAAAACTTTCGCACAATTACCGATCAGTATGATCTTGTTGAGCCAGCTATTGATTCAATCAATAGTAGTGTTTCTCAAGCGCAAGGATTTGCTAATGAATCTGGTGCTAGTGCTGCAAGCGCCGCATCAAGCGCTGCCGCCGCTGCTAACTCAGAGGCGACGACCATTGAGTATGAGGCCGCCGCCAGTGTTGATGCAGCAAATGCATTAGAAGCAAGAATAGCTGCCGAGGCCGCAAGAGACTCAGCATATATTGTTACCGGTGCAGATCAGGCTGTAATCGCTACTGAGCAAGCTAACATAGCGACTGCTGCAAGCATCGCAGCACAACTCGCCGAGACTAACGCCGAGCTTGCTGAAGTAAACGCCGAACTAGCTGAAACAAACGCCGAGGCCGCACAAGCCGCAGCCGAAGCAGCCCGCGATCAAGCCAGCGGCTTTGCTTCTTTTGCTGCCGCTAACGTGGCATTTCAGACTAACCGTGGTTTCACTGCCGCAGCAGCCAGCACTGCCAACATCACAGCGACCTACAACAACGGCGCTGGTACGCTGACTGGCGCTGGTGCGTTAGGCGCGCAAGACGGTGTGACATTGGCTGTTGGCCAGAACTTGCTAGTAAAAGACCAGACAAATCAATTTGAAAATGGCTGGTATACGCTGACGACGCTTAGCCCATTCGTGCTGACGCGCCACGTTCTAGCAAACACAGATCCGACACTATCAGGAAGCTGCACGCAAATTACTGGCGGCACGTTATACACCGGCTGGTCGTTTGCGAATCAGCAAAGCTCAATCACGCTAGGTACAACTGCTGTTACGTTCTTGGGCCGTCCTGCCAGCGTTGGCGCTTTAACCGGCCAGGTGACGCCGCTGACTAAGCTGACCTTTAACGACCCCTACAATTACACAGTTGGCGCAGGCGGCACTACCGAGTTCAATAACGGGACGTATTTATTGCAGCGAGTGACGCGCCGAGGCCGCGTGTCAACGCTGGATGTGAACATTGCTAGCTTGCGCGGTGCATCGCTAACTATCGTTGCTGCGCGTCCTGTTCAAGCCCCAAACCGATTTGACGATGTTGCCCGCACAACGCCTACCCTAGTGCTAGGCAACAATACGGTATCTGATCCGTTTGGCGACGTGACGCTAGAAGTCGGGGATTGGGTAGGCTTTGTCTGTGCGGCTAATACCGCTGCGCTGTCCTATGCCGCCTCTGGTGGCCCTGGTAGTTATTTCTTTAACGCAGCGACTACTGCATTGGATGATGTGAGCTTTACCGCCACGGCAAGCGCGCGAGATTATCAACTCGCTTTTACCATCACCGGCGTCGAGGTAGACGACAGCCAGTTCAGCGGTGAGACGCTGGCACGTTTCCTTTCGCTTGAAGTTAATCAATCGCTCAACATCCAGCGCCTAGATGCTGTTGGAGCGCCAAACGGAAAACGCACATACCGCAAAACATCGCTTGCACTTGCTGACCTGACGACAGCGCAGGGCGTGGCTGTCCATGGTTCGGGAGGCTTAACTGCTGCCGTTGATGGTGTTACCGGCTCAGCTACGCTTGCGCTGCCCTTTGATCTTGATAATACCAAGCCTTGGCAGTTCACGCTTACCTTTGTAATCGGCGCAGGCTCAAACAATACGACATTCAAGTTGCGCGATTCTGTGAACACATCACATGCAGGCATTGCAGGGGTAAATGTAAGGGCTGGTAATATCAGCACAAACTATGGCTTTTCAGTATTCCTTAACCAAGCCGGATTCCCTGACGTAGTAGACGGAACGACTGTTTGGTTCACTGTGGCGTGCGATGGCCTTGGCACGATTACTCAGTCTATGCAGACAAGTATTCTGACTGGTGCTGGTAGTGGCATTACGCTAGGAGCATTTCAGGATTCAACTAACAAGCTGTTTGCTCGCGTTGATCCTGATACACATATTTACACTGGCTCCATTCCAACTTTTGGATCATCCGCTGGTTACTTGAATGCGCTTGAGTTTACCTTTGCTAACGCAAATACGCGACTTACAGGCGTGTTTGCCACTGTCGGCGGTTATGAAAGCTACACAGATGGAACTGGCACGCCAGCAGTGATTGGCATTAACAAAGATCAGCACATTTTAAAGTCCAGCGCGAATGCTTTCTCTAATCCTACGGAGGTGCCGTTCTTGGTTCTTCCACGATTCCGTCCAAGTACCGATAAGCCGGTGGTGTTTCAGATGCACCCCAACGAGGTGAAGTCTGCAATTAACAGCGGTCAAAACAGTGCAACGCTTCTTGGCCTGTACTTGAAAGGCTATGCTATCGGCTTGATTCAAGGGATGTATAACTCCGCTTTCAATGCATCCACTGGCAAAGGCTACGCAAACCCAACAAGCAGCAACTGGGCTGGACGCACCGGCATGGAGTACCGCTACGGCTTCATGGATTGGATTACTCGCTACTGGAACTTTGACAAATACTGCCTTTATGGTGAGTCGATGGGCTTGCTTAACTCGCTGACGCATTTGACTGATGAGCGCAAACGCCCATTCTGTATTGTCGGCATTAGCGGCGTGACAGACCTGACAGCCAGCTTTGCACTGGCTGCTTTCACGGCGATCATTCAGCGCGGACACGGCGACTGGTATGTATCGCTGGTGGGTAGCAACACTGAGACGCCAAGCCTGACAGCGACTAACTGGAAGCGGATTGGTAACCGGAGTGTTCCGCCAAGTGCTGCGTACTTCGATGCGCCTTACATCTGGAAAGACGCATGGGCTGCTGGAACTTACGCAGCAAACGATATCGTCGTCATTCCTTTTGCTGGTACTGCGACGGCCTTGAAAGACCGTGATCCAAACTTGAATGCCTCGCGCTTTGCTAAAACGCCGATTTACCTGCGCCATGGTTCATCTGACACGGTAATTCCATCATCGCAGGCAACCAACTTTCAGACGACAGTAAACGCAGCAGGTGGTGACGTGACAGTGGATCTGGTCGGTGGGGCTGGACACCTAACCGGATGCTACTCCAGTGCGGCAGAGATCGCGTTTATTGAGTCGTGCAGATGATCGTGCAAAGCATTCACCCATGATTTGCTTGCCGCCATGATTCTGTGGTGGCAGGCATAAGAGGAATCTATGATTAACTCACGCGACTTAAAAGAACTGTTGCCAGTCGTCCGCACAAAAGTGGACTCGTTCCTTGCCGCCGCTAAGAAGCAGGGCATTGATCTGTTGGTGACTAGCACCTACCGCGATGCTGAGTCGCAAAACGCGCTATACGCCCAAGGCCGCACATTGCAAGGCAAGATCGTTACCAATGCGAAAGCAGGCCAGTCTTGGCATAACCATCGCTGCGCGATTGACGTTGTGCCGATTGTGAATGGAAAGGCTGTGTGGAATGACGCGGCACTGTGGGCGCGTATCGGCGCAATCGGCAAGGCTGCTGGGCTTGAATGGGCCGGAGATTGGAAGCGATTCAAGGAGACCGCACATTTCCAATACACGGGCGGCAAGACCTTGGCTCAGTTACAGGCCGGAGAGAAAGTTGCATGACATGGCGCAATTATCTGCGAGGGCTTCGCAAGCGCCTTGTGTGGTATTGGCGCATCGGCCCAGTAGTGGCAGGCTTGGTTTTGATATTTTGGGCGCATGATATTCGCACAGCCGAATGCTACAATTCGACAACGCAACATCAGACATAAGGCGGATAACATGCAGCACCACGATCCAGGGTTTTTTTCATTCCTTGTTGCATGTTTTTCGGGGGCTTTTGTGAGCGCACTTAGAGTAAAAGATGGTTCATGGCCTGAGCGTTTAACGACAGGTGTCATTGGCTTTCTGATGGCGTATCACTTTGGGCCTGTTGTTGCTGATCTGTTCTCTCTTGAAGCACAATACCTTTCGAGTGCTGGTTTTGTGGTCGGGATGATCGGCAAGGAATTAGCCGCAGTCATCATTGATACGGCTCGCGACCACGGCCCAGCATTCATTCAGAGTTTTCTCAAGAGAGGTAAGTAGCAATGGAAATCGTTAAGACCTACGCAAAGCAACCCAGCACATGGCGCGGTTTAGCCTTGCTGCTTTCCCTTTTTGGCATTGCCATCGAGCCTGACCTGCTAGCAGGTGTTGGTGCTGGCGTTGTCGGTGCTATCGGCATTTACGAGACTGTAAAGAATCGCCCGTAAGCTAGTCGGGCTGCTCGCTATCACGGCGGCAGCCCTTCGCTTTGCTACCCAATACGCGTTGCTTCGGCGCGCAGCTCAGCTTCGGTGTGAGACTTGCCCAGCCGCGCGGCCTCTTGCTCATGGCGATTCTTGTACGTGGCCACAGCAGTGCCATCGAAAGCAGCCTCTCGCGCCTGCATGTACGCTTTGCCAAGACGTTGCGGAATAGCGAGTAGTTCTTCGTAAGTGCGGAAAATCATTTTACTTCCTTTGGTTTAAAGTCATCTGGTGTTAGAACGGGGATGGCTGAAATATCTATTCCAGCTATCTGTAAGCAAACTAAGTGCATAGTCACATCCTTGCCGCACTCCATGCAGACGTAATGCGCGCGGCCTAGCCTGAATGTTCGCAGGTCATCAGTGCAATGTTCGCAGGTCATTTTGGTTTATTTGGCCCACGAAACTTAGGCGGGGTTGATACGGCGCGCTCCCAGTCCCAGCCTTTGACTAGCCGGTTAATCACGACAGGCGCTTTCATATCATATCCGTTAGCCTTCAGCCAAGACGCAACGCTTGAGCCGTCTGGCGATAGCTGACCGAATCGTGGCTTACGCAGTGGCGCATAGCCAGCGTCTCTCCGGTAATACTTAGCTAGGCTCTCGTTAAGGCCAATCTCGCGCCCCGCGTCTGCTAGCGTGCGTCCTGCGGTCACTTGCTGGTTAATCCAAACACCAGGATCTTTGCCAAGTTTTAGGGTTAGGCGGCGGCGGGTGTTCATTTTGGCGGCTCCGGTAATGGCATCCAATGAGTTGCGATACAGTCGCATGAGTAGGCGTCGCCAAGCGTAAGGCTTAATGAGCCTGAATAAGCAACACCAATGGCGTTCATTGGATAATCACCGCTTATCTCGCCCACCCACTTCCCATAGACCAATATTTCTCGGCCATCCTTCGGCGCTGTCTCAATCGGTTGCCACTCGTTAGTATTCACTTGAACTTCTCCGAAAATGTCATGCCGCGTCTGTGCCATGCGTGAACTTCCTTCCAGTACCACTTGCGCTCGCCAAGGTGCAAATAGCACTGAGGGAATGTTGGCTCACTGGCGTGGCTAATGAAGTTATCCAATCGCATCCCTAGGCGCGATGCACAGCCCTCAGCGCTGCACAGGACGGCGTTTGCCTGCTTATCCGTGCCAAGGTACGGCACAGCCTCAGGTCGGCGCGTGGCGGTCTTGATTTGACCGCCTGCGGCTAGGAAGGCTTCAATCTCGTTGGTTAGTGGTTGTTTTAGGTGGGTTGGGCGCATTACTTGGCTCGCTTGGCTTCATGGGCGGCGATAGCGGCGCGGACAGCAGAGATAGTTCCTGTCAGGCAGTCTCTGAATATCGCCCGTATCTCATCATCCGTCAGCTCCGGTGCTTGCTGCTGTTGGCGAATAGCCTTGAGGCACAGCGATTTAGCAGCGGCTTCGGCGACAGATACTGGTGTTACCTGTTGCTCAGCCAGTCGATTAAAATACAGCTCTTCTCCGCGAAAGTTCAGAGTGCATGTCGATCCATCATCAGCATAGCTGACTAGGCGACAGTCCTGTGTTTCCTTCTTCCCATAAGCCCATACCTCAGCAGCCTTGCCTCGCTCGCTGTTTTTCTCGCGGTTGTAAGATTCAATGCCAGCGGCTATTTCCTCTGGTGTTGGCATCGGAATGTCGCCATTGAACATGCCATAATTGGCAATAACTGTTTCGTGGGCAGATAGCTCCTGCTCATTAGCATTGACAGCAGCGATCAAGTCATCAAGAAACTCTGCCGCGTAAGAGGCGCTGTATTGATCTTCAATCTTGCCAATCTCATCGCGTGCAAGGCGCAGACAGTGAGTCGATATGGGAACCATAACGACTCCATTTGTTGCTAAAATCTGTTTTCTGTTCACTTCCCTGATCCCCCATCAAAAAATCCACCGCTCCACAAAAGAGCAAGCAGAATTGAAAATGAAATAAAACTTGTGGTTCCGTCGTATGGTTTTTTAGGCTGGCCATGCATCCCCATCGCCCAGCCAATCTCTAGGAATACCCAACACAAAACCACGATTGCTTGCCATTTCATCTCGCCATCGCCTCCCAGCGCACGCGGATTAAACCGCCTTCGGTATTGTGTAGTGGTCTTAGTTGATCTTGAATCACATCTGCAAGCTCAGACACGAGGCATGGCTCATCTGTCTTGAATACCATGCGCTCAGTGCTGATCTGCGTGGTAGCCTGCAAGACGATAGTCCACATGCGCCGGTTGCCGTTGTGTTTGCCGTTAATGATTAACCGGTTAGTGGCTGTGTCAAATATGGCTTTCAATTAGTCGCGCTCCGTTCTGTACGCGGATAAATCTTCTCAAGCACATCTGCCCAGTCCGGCAACAGGAACTCAGGCGCATCGAGTATTACCTGTGGCTCCATGTCGCATGGGTCTACGAATAGAACCCATGGGCATTTGTTCTGATCGGCTTTAGCTCGCGCTTGGCGGCGTTTGTGGTCTAAGTCGGTCATGGCATTGACCGTCCGATCTCTGCGGCTGCACGTACTATGGCGCGGCGGGTGGCTGTGTAGACTTGCTCGGATGAGGTAAATCCTTCACAAACACCAACTTCTGGAAAATTAAATACAGCCCTTCGCTCGGCAACAACACCAGAACCACCATGATTTACATCAATGCCAAGATTAACTGCCAATCTCATGGCATCACCGTCATCATTAAGCGGCTTCCATACTGAATAAGATTCTCTGCTGCCAATTCGCAAACAGTTTCGCCTTTTTTCATAGGTACAAACTGGGCCAATACCAATCGCCTTAGCAGCCAATCTCAACAATTCTTTATCACTCACTTCATCACCCCCACCGGCTCACAATCAATAATCCGCGCTTCCTCTGGAATCAGCTTTGCAGCCTTATTCATCGCCTCGCTGAAACTTGCAGCCTTGACCTTAACGCGCTCAAGACTCGTACACTCTAATGGTGTCCAATATACTGCCCACATAATCGCTACCTCTCTTGTTATCGTTCTCGGATTCTACCCAATCAGCACATCAACGGATTACCGTCTGTCGGAATACCGAATTTTCCGTATCCTATCCGTGCCGCGTATCCAACACCCCGCACTACCGATCAATAGCCGGTACGGCTGATACCGGCGAACACGCTGCCGAGCTGAAACAAAAATCACCTCGCCGCCGATCATGCGCAAGCACGCCGGAATCCTTCGCAAATTGACCATAGGACGCGGCTTACGTTCACGACATATTGCTGGCGATTGGCTACGAAACTTCACGATTGCGCCTCCATTCCTGAAAGCCCTGATCTCGCCACAGTGCGCCAGGGTCTGCTTCGAGTGCGGCGTAGATGCGGTGACGCTCGGCTTGGGCTGCAGCTTCGGCAACAGCGCGGAAGTGGCTCAAAACTGCACCGTCAATTTCAAACTTGGCTAACGGCTCGACGATCTGCTTAATCTGCTCATCGGTCAGCATTTTCCACCTCCGGCTGGCGGCGGATACTCAGCCCGATAAACGCCCTGTTGTAAAAGTTAATGCCATACAGCGCCCAGCCCCAGCCTTTCGTGCCCCAGTAGAATCTCATGACTCACCCCCTTGCTTGGCGACATGGGCGGCGATGACGGCGCGCAGTGCATACTCATCAAATCCAGATGGAACACCATCTGCGCCCGACCACGCCTCATGCAACTCTTCGCCGGTAAGCTCCACCACAGCGGCGGGCTGCTGGGCGGCAGTGGTGGCAGCCTGCCACGTAGCCCACGAAACCTTGATCGGCTGGCCATCCCAGTTGATGTCGCCTCCGGCTGGCGCAATTCTGCGTACCCAAGCCTCGAAGTCTTTCCTCATCTTCTGTTCGCTCATGGCTTCAACCCCATTTCACGCATAAGGCTCTTTGTTCTAAGGGCTGAAAGCTCAGGATCGGCTGGCACTTCATACTTTTCAGCCAACGAGATGATTTTGTCCGCCCACTTATGCGCGCGCTTTAGGCGCATTTCAAGAGACCAAGACATTGGATGCCAAGGCCAAGATGCATACATCTCATGATTAATGACAGCACCATCAATATTTCTGCAAACTTCTGCTCGAACATACCAACCGTCAATCTCAATTTTCTTTGTGTAGTTGCTCATTTATCACTCCCCTTCACGCATAAGGCGCGAATATCTTTCAGATTTTTGTTAAAAGCATTGGCTTGTAGAATGCACTGATCCATGCTCGTCTGCGGAATCTGTGTCACAGCTCTTGCAAGATGACCGGCTTCACAAGTGTTACCGCAAATAACTAGCACCAAATAAGCAGCAGAAATCATCTCACCACCTCCCAAACAATCCACCAGAACAGGCCGCAGCCTAGTAGTACCAATAGCCATGTACGCGATTTGTAACTCATGGCAAAACCTCCACCCATAGCGCGATTGCAATAATCAAAAACATCAAAAGGCACATCACGGCAAATAGCGCATCCTTCTCTGCTTCGCGGTATTCGACCGCTTCAATTATTCGGCACTTTTTCATGTTTTTTCTCCGGTTGCTTTGGCGATGGCGGCGCGGGCGCGCAATTCCCAATCTTGAAAGCACACACTGCCAGTGCGTACCTTTCCAATTGCGTTGCTGTAAATAACGCACTTTTCTTTATCAAGTATCTCAAGCAGCAGCTCGTACAACTCAGGCGCGGCTGCTATCAAATGCGCATCACTTATTTGCTGCTCCCTTTCTACTTCAGGAAAATACTTTTCCCCAGTATTTGGGCATAGTGATCCGCCTATTTCGCAGACAATAAACTCTCCACATCCAGACCAAATACCGCCCCTATACCCACAACCACAACTTTTGTCTTTTTCTATACTCTCAAGGTGGTGGCAAAGTTTCCACGGCCCCAGCGTATGCTTACTCATGCCACACCCCCACCAGCCCAGATCATGTAATTTACCACCGGCATCATCGGACGGCACTCAGTCGCTACCATCAGCGCGCCGAAGCCGAAGCCGGTGATTAGGATTAACAGCGCGTTTTTAGTATTCATTGGCATCACCTTTAATCTCATCAAAAACCTGAGTCTCAATTTTCTCAATCATGTCGCCATCAAGTAGCTCAATGATGTTTACGCCAGCCACGAGGACTTGATGTAGCTCGAAGTAAGCGGGGTCGTTGCTCTCTGGCACAGCCTCGTAGCCTTCGCCAACGCAGACGCATTCAACGCCGAGGATTGCTGTTTCGTGGTGGATCATCTCTCTCTCTCCAAATCCGCAGTCGTTCGCTGCGGTAAGGTGATTATGTTTATCTGATTGAATCGTTCAAGCGACTTCCGACAGACGGTCGTTCGTTGTGGGTTGGGGCCTTGGTAGGCACTAGATGTTGTGGGTTAGCCCCATTGGTCAGCCATTGCATCGGCAATGCCCTGGTAAGTAGTGCTGCGTAATTTCCAGCGGTCTTTGCTTGGCGGTAAGTAATGCAGACGCTCGCGCTCATTCTTTGGCAGCGGCATCATGGCTTCTTTGACGTTGTTTGTTGGCTGTAATAGCGGCAAGCCTTTTAACCATAAGCAGGTCGCCTTCTGCTCCATATGTCCAAACATCCAAGGCTGAATTACCTGGCTTTGCTTAACTCCTCCTATGCGTTCTTTTGCGTACTTGTGCATGATTGGGTTTTCAATGCAGATTCTCGCTATCGGCGCATCAAGCAATAGCTTAAAAAACGCTGCGCCATCATCAAGCATTTCCCATCGGCTAGGATCGCGGTGCAACCATGTCACGCCCGAGTTTGTCAGATATGTGCAAGGAGGATGAGCAATCATCAAATCCCATCCATCGCCGATAATATCCAGTACGCTGCCTTGGTAATGCGGCCCAAGTGAATCTGTTGGCAGCAGGTCGCACGACATGGCGTCATGGCCTTTCGCAATAAACGCATCCCGCACGCGCCCACTGTATTCGCAAGCTACCAATACTTTCATCCCGTAATCTCCGTAATCGTCACGCGACACAATCCACGCATTTCGTGACCGGCCTCATTCATAATCACGACTAGCCGCTTAACCTGGCTATCGTCGTGATACACATTCCCATGCGTTAGTAGGTCCAAACACGCTTTAAGCGGCGAGTCTGCATCACGCTTGCGCTTGTCGATAGGGAATAGCTCTAGGACTAGCTCTAACCGTCCTTCTAGCGGAGTTTGCTCTCCGATAATAGTCAGCCCCAACTTGCGATAGTCTCGCGCCTTAGCGGTGAGAATCTGACGATTCTGGAATGCTCGCGTCCACTGATTAACGCTGACTGGGTACGGCAGAATAAACTGTTTCACAGTAGCGACTCCTGCTCAGGCTTAGCTTGAGGCTCATGCCCAAACATATCGCTCATGCGTTGCGCGTCCTCAATGCGACGACAGGCAATGTCGAAATACTTCGGCTCGCGCTCAATTCCGATGAATGAGCGACCCATTTGCACGGCGGCTACTCCGGTTGTTCCGCTGCCCATGAATGGGTCGAGTATTTTTTGTCCTTCAATCCATTTTAAGAACCACTGCATTAGCGCCAGCGGCTTTTGTGTTGGATGGTATTTTTCACCCTCATTAGCTAACTCACACTGAGCCATGCGAAAAGCTCGAACGGGCTTATTGATATTTGTCCAAGCTAGTTCGCACTGCCCAGTCGTCCATGTATCAGGCTGTTTTTTATCCCACACGAACCAGCAACGCATTGGCGGCAGAGAGTAGTAATTACCGCCCCATATAACAACTTCATTGGCAAGGCAAGGTAGATCGTTTACAGCGTCTGAAACCTCCATATCCCAAGCCATAGCTTCGCTTTGCTCAAACTTCCACGAGCTTTTTGCCCCTCCGCCACCGCCCTTCCACTTGTCGCCAAGGCCATAAGGCGGATCAGTAATAACAGCGTCAACCTTTGGCAGCGTCGGCAGAATCTCGCGGCAATCACCTAAGTACAGCGTGGCCTTTCCTATTTCAATTCGCACTAAACTTTACTCCTTGCTCTGATCCAAAGGCGTAGGCCAGTTCAACTAGCTCTGACAACTCCGCCTTAGTCATTCCGCTAGTCGATACGCCCATCACGACAAAGCCGCCATCAATGCCACGCTTTACACTCTGCTTCTTCCAAGACGCTGACAGAATGATCTTCCATTCATCCACGCTTAACTTCTCGCCATACCAGACAACCTGCTCCGATATGTCGCGCAAGACCGCATGTAGCTTGTCATTCTGCGGCAGAGTACGTTTGCGCTGCTGAATGATTACCTCCATGCCATCAGGCGCATTAACGAGCGCGGTCATAGCATTGCGGCGGCTAGTCTCGTTCAGGACGAAAGCCAATTTCGTCATATACCTGCTCCAGAAGCTCTAGCTCAGTACCGTATCGGCTTTCCCATTCCTTTTGGCCACAGTGTATTGCTACGCCATAGCCTCCGGTCTGGTGATGTGCGCCACATAGGGGCAGTACCTGATAGTGACTTGCGCGCTGCGACATGCCTTGGCCTGCACGTATGTGATGCAATGCAGCAGGAGTCTCGCCGTAGCCCAGATTGCGACATACGACGCAGCCCAGCGCAGCGACCTTGCTCATGTGAGCGCGCTCGTCCTTAGTCATCAGAAAGGCAGATCCGATCCGTCGTCAAAATCATCTACTGGCGCAGCCTGACGAGGCTTAGGCGCAGCTTCTTTGCTAGGCTGACTAGGCGCAAAGCTAATGCCGTTAACCTTGCCGACTAGCTTAGCTCCAGCCCCCTTTGCGCTTTGGTATGTCTCTACATGCACTTCGTCTACAACGACATGCAGCACAGCGCCTTTAAGCAGATATTGCGCCAGAGCCTCTGCTTGCTTGCCAAACAGCGCAAGGTCTACCCACTGGCTAGGCTTTTTGCCATCGTCACCTTTGCGTCCGTATTCGTATACGCCAGCCAGGTTGGCGACAGCAGTTCCGCTTGCTGTGTATTTCAGCTCTACATCGCGTCCAAGACGGATATTGCCAATTAGATTCATTTTCCCGATACCTCATAAATTGTAATTTTGATGCCGAACTTCTTGCACATCGCGAAGAATCCGATGATCGAACGGTCGCCCACTTTGTTTTGGTCGCACCATTGCGTCACTGTCCGACGGTTTACTTTTAGCTCATTAGCAACTGCACTTGAGCCGCCAAGAAGCTCAACAGCCTCTTTAACTCGCATCACTTCCTCCGTTTATCTTGCCGACAACATGCACTTTACATCACATGAATCTGCCTGTAAAGTCGCATCTGTCACCACAAACAAGAGGCTTCAAAATGAATGTTTACCAAGTAATCAACAAAGTTATGGCTGATATAAACAAGACTGGTATTGCTAAAGGCCGTAAAAATCTTCAGCAAAACTATGCTTTCCGTGGAATTGATGATGTTTACAACGCTTTATCAAGTTCTATGGCTGCGCATGGCCTAGTAGTCCTGCCAAGGGTTTTGAGCCGAGACGTTACAGAGCGTACAACCAAGTCAGGAACATCATTGTTCTATGTTGTCGTTGAAGTTGAGTTCGATTTTGTCAGCTCAGAAGATGGTTCTAAGCACGTTGTCAGAACGATTGGCGAGGCGATGGATAGTGCTGATAAGGCAACCAACAAAGCGATGAGCGCAGCTTATAAATATGCGGCGTTGCAAACATTTTGTATTCCTACTGAGGGTGATAACGATTCTGAAAATGATAACCACGAAGCAACTTTAAGTGTGGCTATGACAGAAGACGCCATGATCTATGTCGCACAGATTCAAGCCTGCGAGGACATGAAAACCCTTGGCGAAGTATGGGCAGAGATTCCAGCCGACATCAAGAAGCTCGTTGCCAAAGCTAAGGACGCCAAGAAAGCGGAGCTATCCAAATGATCGAACAACGCACTGAAGGATGGCACTTCCAGCGGCTAGGACTGGCTACGGCCAGCCGAGCCAAGGACATCATGAGTAAAGGCCGTGGCAGTGAGCCAAGCAAGACGCGGCAGTCTTACATTGAAGAATTGATTGCTGAGCGCATGACCGGCAAGCAGCAAGGCTTCACTGGCAACGCTGCTACCGAATGGGGAAACGAGCAAGAGGCTAGCGCTGTTAGCGCCTTTGAGGAAATGACCGGCAAGCTCGTACAGCTAACCGGCTTCATCCAGCACGCCGATCTAATGGCTGGCGCATCACCTGACGGCTTAGTGGGCGACGACGCTACCCTGGAAATCAAATGCCCATTCAACACGGCGCGACACCTGCGCTGCTTTATTGATGGCGTGCCAGACGAGCATTACCCACAGATTCAGTTTCAGCTATGGATTACAGGCCGCAAGCACTGCCACTTTGTATCGTTTGACCCAAGGGTGCTGGATGAGCGTTTACGATGCTTCACGGCGATTGTAGAGCGTGATGAGGACTACATCGCCAAGTTAGACGCGGCAACTCGCGATTTGTTACAGGCTGTTGATGATGAGATTGGCCGCTTGATGCAAGTGGTTGAGTAACTTAAACTAACCATGTCCCTTGGCGGGGGCGTAACTAACTGAGTGGGTTTTACTATGTGCCGTGCAGGTTTACTCGTTGACCTGTCCGCCAACACCAAAAGGTGACGGCACATAGTAGAACCCTTGGAGGTTCTAATGCCTATCGTTCGTGGCCCAAGGCCAACGTCAAACTTTTATCTTTTAGATAAGCGAATCAGTGAGGATAAATCACTGTCTTGGTCGGCAAGAGGCTTGCTGATCTACTTACTTGGTAAGCCTGACCACTGGAAGGTTTCAGTAATAGCTCTGGTCAACGAAACCAAATCAAGTCACAAGCCATTAGGTCGTGATGGTGTCTACGCTTTACTTAAAGAGCTAATAGACGCTGGCTACTTAACTAGGTCGCAATCCAAGAAGGACGGCGGATTTCATGAGGTTGACTATGTTATTAGCGAAAACCCTGCAAACCCAGTAAGCACGCCGCTTACGGCTTTGCCGGATACGGACGAGCCGGATACGCCAAATCCGATACAAGTAAGTATTGATAATAAACAAGTAATGAGTAGATCAAAGGAAGAACTGAAAGCATCGCTGAGCGATGTTGTTGACCTCTACCATCGAATACTTGGCGATCTACTGCCTAACGTGAAAACCTTAACCGCAAGCCGAAGATCACAACTATCAGCAAGGCAAAAGGACTACCCAAAAGCAAAAGACATTGCTTGGTGGGAAGTGTTTTTTGAATCTGTTCTTGATCGACCGTTCCTGCTTGGGCACAACCAAAGAGAATGGCTTGCAGACTTAGACTTCCTTTTGTCACCAAAGGGTTTTACTGGCGTGATTGAGGGGAAATACTAATGAGCGTGATTCGAGAAGCAGAGGCGGCATTGTGCGCTGTTCTCATGTTAAACCCTGAGCAGGTTGATGAGGCGGCTGCAATCGTTAAGCCAGAGGATTTTCTAACCAATGAAAACCGCAAGGTGTTTGAGGCGATTGTCTCACTAGACTCTGATAAACACGCGATTGATGTTATGTCCGTGGCCGACAAGACCGGTGACTTTGCCTATGTTGGCAACCTGATCGCTAACGCACCCTACGGCAAGGCCGAATCGTTTGCGCGTATCGTTGCCGAGAATGCACACCTTCGCCAGTTACAACAGGCATGGCATGACGCAGGCCGAATTATTAACAACCCTGAATTACCCATTGCTGATCGAGTAGACCAAGCCGCTGACTTGCTGTCGTCAATGTCTAAGGCTGAGCGCATGGAGTCTAAGACCGCCAGCGGAAAAGAATTATTCCAAGATTGGTACAACGAGCTTGAGCGACTTTTTAAATACGGCGACAGCATTACCGGCATTCGTTCTGGCTTTCCAGACCTAGACGCATCAACCAAGGGATGGCACGGCGGTGAAATGATCGTGGTGGCTGCACGACCAGGCATGGGCAAAACCAACTTCGCTATTAACTTGGCATGGTCGGCGGTAAAGCAAGACAAGTGCGTATTGTACTTTTCGCTTGAAATGGGCAAGACCGAGCTAATGCACCGTTTCGCATCACAGGCCGAGACAATTAACTACGAAGATGTGCAGACTGCCCGCATTGGTGACGCCGACGTCGGGCACCGTATTACAAACTTCGCTACATACGGCATAGGAACGCGCCTACACATCAATGATAGGTCAGGACATACCATGGCAAGCATTAGGACTGAATCGAAGCGCCTAGCGCGTCGTACGGGCTTGGATATGATAATTATTGACCACATCGGGCTTGTGACCGGCAAAGGTGAGCAATACCAGAAGATGACCGACATCAGCCGCCAGGTAAAATTACTCGCAAAAGAGCTTAATGTGCCGGTGATGGCGCTAACCCAGCTAAACCGAGCAGTTGAACAGCGGCCAGACCCAAGACCTAAGATGAGCGACCTGCGAGACTCAGGCGCAATCGAGCAAGACGCAGACGCGGTTATATTCCCGTTTCGTGAGATTGATCCAGAAGTTCCGCCAGAAAAGGCCGCTATTGGACAGCTAATCATTGCAAAACTCAGGCATGGGCGAACAGGAATCATCCCGCTGATTGTGCAGTTTCAGTATTGCCGCTTCCTAAGCGCCGACAAGGAAAGCCTACCTGCTAACTGGCAGATGACTTATTCAGAGATAAAATCAACACAAAACGCACAATCTAAAACGGAAAGGAGAAATTACTTATGAGCTGGAATCGAATGCACCGAATCATGGCTGACTATCAAAAACGTGAAGCTAGGGCGCGAACAATCGCAGCCAGAAACAGAGAAATGCCTAAGATGTGCGAACTACTCGGAATTGAATACAAGCCAATGAAGAAAACCACGGAGCAACACACATGAAATACTTACTGCTAACCCTATCACTCGTAACTGTGACATCCAACGCTGATACGTTCTACTCACGCATGGAGAACGGCGCAACTCTTGTTCTGACCACAGACAAAAATGAGTGCATCTACGGCCATTACGGATTCACGATGAGCATCACGGGAAAGGTCGGCTTAACGAATTGCTGGGAAGTCACCGGAAAGAATGTAAAGGTCTATTATTCGGATGGCGACACAAGAGAATATCCAATCACTAGCTTTTTCATGGTAGATAAGAAAGAGGAAGTCAGGTTATAATTACCTCGCTGGGTTGGACTAGCAGCGCGAAGTCAGGCTTAATTGCCGATGCAGCGCAAAGGGCAGATGTAACGGAATCGTCGGTGTCAATGTCGTTATCCGTCGTTACTCAGCCCACGGTGTTCCGGCATCGAAACCAAACCGGCTCATCAAGCAAGGGCATTGCGACAATGCCAGCACCAGACCTGAAATCTGGATGCTTCAGTGTCTTTGACTTGATGGTGAATCTTGCGCGAGCCTGGCTATACAACTGGGACTTTCGCCCCCAGCGCCATCAACCAATCACGCTCACCCCGTGGTCGCTCGGTCGGAATCAACACTGACCATTTCCCTGCTCACGCGGGGATTTTTTTTGTGCTAAAATTGAGCAGCCAGAAGGAGTTAGACATGGGATTACTTGATACTGCATATGACGAATTACGCAAGCCAAGAGCATTGGGGCTTCGTGTAGGTGATTTTGTGCCGTATGTATCCGGTCTACTCGCAGCAGATGATGCGAGACTAGCTGCTCAGCAAGGAAACTACGGTGAGGCAGCAGGCGCATTAGCTGGATTTATTCCAGGTGGAGCTATCGTAAAGAAACTTACCGGCGTTAACCTTGGATCAGTATCTCCACGTCAGATATTCGCGGGAGCTAAAGCTAAAGGCGCTGACCTTGAGGCGCTAAAACGCGCAGAGTCACGGCTTTCTGCTGGAGACGACCCACGAAAGGTATGGGGTGAAGAAGGCTGGTTTCGTGGGCCTGATGGCAAGATGCGTTGGGAGATCGATGACCGTGGCGCAGATGTTCTGTCTTACGGCTCTGGCAAAATGGATATTTCAACGATTCATCCTGAGTTTCGCAAAGCATATGGATTAGTGCCTCGCTCTATTCAGGATGATATTCCTGGCAGCGCCGCTGTTGGCAAAACAAAGTCAGGTGAGACAATCCTAGTATACAACCCAAAAAGCCAAACAAAGACAAGTTCAGCAGTCCATGAATTACAGCACGTTGCTCAAGAAACTGAGGGCTTTGCTCAGGGAGGCTCCCCAAGGGATTTCCAAAATCAAACAGCAGTTGAGGCTGTATTTCCTGTTATAAAGTGGCGTGAGGAAGTTGAACGCTTATCTGCAAACAAAGGGATACCATTAAGTAAGGCTTCAGAGATTTTGGAATCAGATTATCGAGGTGCTGGTCTTGATGAGATGATTCCTAGGGCTTCTCTTAGAAGCCTTGCTCTCAGCGACTCAATGAGCCAAGGAGCAAAACTCCGTGAGACAATGTCTAAGCAGGCGCAAGAGTATGGACTTAGAAACCGCACTAAAGCATATAGCCCTTTCGAGATGTATCAGCGACTTGCGGGAGAGTCTGAGGCGAGACTTGCTGAATCCAGGCGCACGATGTCGCCAGAAGAAAGACGAGCCAACTACCCTGAATATGAATTTGCTAATGAGCTTGTGTTTCGAGGAATGCTTGACTAAGGAAGGAGAGGAATACTTCCTTGTTTGCTATTAAGCGCCAAAACCTTGAGAGGATTGCGATGGACATGAATAATCTGATATATCTATGGCTGCTAGAGCCATGAGAATTACCAACCTAGAAGATATTCAGGCTCTACAAAGGGCGCAAGCTATCAGTGAAAAATACAAAGACTTTAAGTTCCTCCACGAACTTGAATACGAGCAGGAAGGTAGCGCAGAAGATACAAAACTATGCGCCAATAATTGCACAGTACCCATTTCTGCTGGATAGGATAGAATCAAACACACTGGAAGAGATTGACGGATTAGTCATCATCTACCGCTAACCGAGAACAACCTGAGGGATTCTCATCATGGAAACAATCATTCACTTAGCCGTCTATGGCGTGCTCATCTTCCTCGCAGGCATCTGCTTCTCACTTGGCTGGCAGGTGGTAGCATGAGCGATGAAACAAAATCAAGTTTTTCAAGTCATGGCGGCGCTCGCCCTAACGCTGGACGAAAGAAAGGCGTGCCAACTCAGGTTACCCAAGACATTCGCCAGATGATCAAGGATTCGCTTGAGGGCGTTGGCGGAACTGATTACTTGATGCGCCAAGCACAAGACAATCCAGTCGCCTTCATGGGCTTAATCGGCAAGATCATTCCGAAAGAAGTCGAGGCGCATGTGACGGGTGAAATTAGCTGGCCAGTGCCGAAAGGTAAGTTAGGTTGAGCTACGAGCCACGCGCTGCATTCATGCCGCTGCACGAGCGTGACAACCGCTGGTCGGTGATCGTCGCTCATCGTCGTGCAGGCAAGACCGTTAGCTGCATCAATGATCTGCTGACGCAGGCGTTAAGCACGCAGAAAGAAAATGCCCGTTACGCCTACATTGCTCCGTACTACTCACAGGCTAAGCAGATCGCATGGGACTACCTGAAGCGCTACGGACGCGCTGTTGCAACGAAAGTATCTGAGTCGGAGCTATCCATTGATTTGATTAACGGCGCTCGTATACGGCTGTTTGGTGCGGATAACGCCGATGCTTTGCGCGGAATGTACTTAGACGGCGTTGTGCTTGACGAATACGGCGACATGCGACCCAGTGTATGGGGTGAAGTCATCCGCCCACTGCTGACAGACCGCAAAGGCTGGGCAGTATTCATTGGCACGCCAAAAGGCCGCAATCACTTCTACGACATCTGGCAATCTGCCGACGAATCCTGGTTTAAGCTCAAGCTGAAGGCGAGTGAGTCAGGCCTGCTAGACCCTGCTGAGTTGGAAGATGCCAAGCAGACAATGACGCAAGACCAATTCCAGCAAGAGTTTGAGTGTAGCTTTGAGGCTTCTGTGCTGGGCGCAATCTTCGCTAATGAGCTTCAGGTGGCGCGTAACGAAAAGCGCATCGCCAATGTGCCTTATGAGCCGCTAATCCCTGTTCACACGGCATGGGACTTAGGCGTAGCTGACGCAACGAGTATTTGGTTCTGGCAGCAGGTTGGACGTGAAGTTCGCGTTATTGATTATTATGAGGCGACTGGCGAAGGTTTGCCGCACTTCGTGAGGATGCTACAGGCTAAACCCTACGTTTACGGCCAACACTTTGCGCCGCATGATATTGCTGTACGTGAGTTTGCTACCGGCATGGCGCGCATTGATGTTGCTCGCGATCTTGGCATTAACTTTCTCACCGTTCCTCGCCAATCCCTTGAGGATGGCGTTCACGGCGCTAGGTTATTCATGGCTCGCTGCTGGTTTGATGAGAACAAGTGTCGAGAAGGTCTTGATGGCCTGGCTAACTACCGACGCGAGTACGACGAAAAGCGTGGCGTATTCCGTACTGCGCCTGTACACGATTGGGCAAGTCATGCCGCCGACTCGTTTAGATATATGTCTTTGTGTACTATTCAGCAAAAGAGTGAGCCAATACGCCGCAAACTCTCTATGGTATGATTTGCGTACAATTTTAAGGGATACGCTATGGCAATCACGACGCTTCCACGAACCGGCTTAGAGCAGTTCCAAGGATTACTAGGGCAGGCTAGAGGCTTGCTTGGCGATAAGATTGCGATGATCCCTGGTCTTGGCACTGCTGATGCGCTCAATCGTATTCAGCAAGGCGTGCGCTCTGGCGACTACAAAAGCGCAGTTAGTGCGGCATCTGATGTTATTCCTGTTGGGCGCGTCGCTACTGGATTGATCGGTGCAGCGACCAAGGGCAAGGCAAGCGGCTTGATTGGTGATGTTCTGAATGTGGCAAAGCCTAGTTACCAAGGAAGTCACAGCGCGCCAGACAAAGAGTACGGCGCCCCGCTTAATGACCTATCGCGCAACATGTATCCAGATGATGTGTATTCCCCAAAAGGCCTTCAGTATTACGGATCAAATAGTCCTGGTGAGCGTCAATCGCTCGATGTTGCGCGGCGCGTAAGGAATAAGCCTGATGCCGAGGTTACTATTTATCGGGCGGTTCCAAAGGGTATTCAGAGTGAAATCACTGCTGGCGATTGGATTACGCCATCAAAGGAATACGCAAAATATCACGGCGATAACGTAATCAAGGGCCAGCAAGGTCAAGAATACGAAATTATAGAAAAGAAAGTTCCTGCCAAGCACGTCTGGACTGACGCTAACTCACTTGCTGAGTATGGCTATGATCCGACAGGTTTAGGCCTACAAGGTGGTATAATGGGAAATAGCGGCCTCCTTAACATCAATCCATTGCTTGGCCTATTGGGTAATCAAGAATGAAGATCACCGAAGACTTTGAATACACACTAGGCGCAATGCTGAGTGATGCGGTCAGCTACATTGACGAAGAGATCAGCCCATCTCGCGCCAGTGCTATGCGCTACTACCGTGGTGACTTGTTTGGCGATGAGCAGGATGGCCGCAGCAAGGTCGTATCCCGCGATGTCCACGATGTTATCCAGACGGTACTGCCAAGCATTAAGCGCACATTCTTCGGTGGCGAGAAGATGGTTGAGTTTATGCCGCGCATGCCTAACGACACGCCAGCGGCTGAGCAGGCTACGGACTATGTGAACTGGATTCTGGAAGATTCGGACTGGTTTAACGAGTTCCACAGCATTGCACTAGACGCGCTGCTGCACGGCGATGGCTTTGGCAAGGCTGTGTACTCTGAGGAAGAGGAAGTCAGCATTAAGCAATTCACTGGACTTGGTGAAGAAGAGCTAATGCTGCTTGCGTCCGAGGATGGTGAGCTAAAGGTTGGTCAGCGCGAGGATGGCACATATGACGCTATCCTGAAGAAGAAAGAGCGCGAGCAAGAGTTCTGCGTTAAAGCGATTCCGCCTGAGCAATTCCTGATTGACCGTCGTGCCACCTGCTTTGAAGATGCCGAGATCGTCGCACACCGCTGCCATTTGACCGTAAACGAACTGGTTGAAATGGGTTACGACCGTGACGAAATGCGCGAATACACAGGCGACAACGAGCTAACGACTAACGCCGAGCTAATTGAGCGCCAGCCATACAACACGATCACTAATGGCGAATCCGTAAACGAGGACATGCGCCGCGTTCTCTATGTCGAGGCTTATACCAAGTACGACATGGACGGCGATGGCATTGCCGAGATGGTCAAGGTCTGTACCGCAGGGCCAGGCTACAAGATTCTCAAGATCGAGCCAGTAGACGACTGCCCGTTCTTTAAGCTCAGTATGTCGCCTAACGCGCACGCATTCTTCAGTGAGGGCATGTTCGACCGCCTGAGCGACATTCAGCGCATTAACTCGCAGGTTATGCGTCTGACGCTGGACTCCTTAGCGCAGACGATCTTCCCGCGCATGGGTGTTGTTGAGGGTGATGGCAACATCGAAGATGTGCTGAACAACGAGGTTGGCGCAATCATTCGTATGCGCACACCGAATGGCGTTATTCCAATGGCTCAGCAGTTCACCGGCTCAAGCGCATTCCCGGTGCTGGACTACATGCGCCAGGTCAAAGAGCAGCGTACAGGCATTAGCGGCGCGTCTATGGGTGTTAATGCTGACATGCTGACTAACGCAACCCGCGAAGCTGTAAACGCTACCATTCAGGCAGGACAAGGCCAGATCGAAATGATCTGCCGCAACTTCGCCTCTGGCTTAAAGCGCATGTACGGCATTCTGCTTGATCTAATCACTACGCACCAAGACAAAGCAAAGATCATTCGCCTGCGAGATCAGTTCGTGCCTATTGACCCCACAAGCTGGGGCGAGATGGATGTAGTCGTTAACGCGTCCATTAGCTCAAGCACAATCCAAGAGCGCATGGCGATGCTTCAGTATCAGTACGAGAAGCAGTCTGAGGCCTATTCAGCACTTGGCGCGAACAACGGCATCGTAACGCTTGGGCAGATTCGTAACACAATGGCGAAGATCGCTGAGTTGTCCGGCTTTAAGGATTCGTCACAGTTCTGGCTGCCCGTGCCGAATGATTACGAAATGGAACAGCAAGACCCAGCCGAAGACCCTAACGCCAAGGCTACTGAGATGCTTGCACAAGTTGAGGCTTACAAGGCCGACACCATGGCACAATCGCAGCAGATGAAGGCTGAGATGGACTTGCAGGCTAAGCGCGAGAAGCTCGAAAGCGACCAGATGCAAGCCATGATGAAGCTCGAAATGGAGCGTCAGAAGCTAGAGCTAGACCGTGCCAAGCTGGAACTGGAATACCAAGTTCAGGCCACTAAAGCGGAACAGCAGCGCGCTAAGGATGCGCTAGAGGCGATCAAGGCCATTATGACGCAGCGCGAGACTGGCGATCAGGTTATGCAGCAAGATAACCAGATGGGTTCAGCTATCGCCATGCTCGGCCAGTTAATCGGCGGTGTTGCCGCTGGGCAGCAAGAGATTGCAGCGGGTGTGACTGCGCCTAAGCAGGTTGTGCGCGATGAGTCGGGCCGTATCGTCGGCGTTCAAACGATCACAGGGGCTGAATAATGGCAGTCACGCCAGATAAGGTTCAGATTGGCAACTCAAGCGACTACCTTGATGGTGTTGCGGTTGACACGTCGGCTGGCGCTGGCCTGTTTCGTGAAACCGTCGTGCTTGCTGATCCTGAAGATGGGGACGCGCTGGCAAATGTTCGGTTACTTAATGAGCCTCTTTTGGCTACTGATCGCGGCATTGTGACCCATAGCGTCATTCAGGGCTTCAGTACATCACACGGCGGTGAGTTTCACGACGTAAAGGTCACACCATCTGGCGCGCTGACTGTCGAATCTACGGTAACTGGCACTGTCTCTATCGCGGGTACGGTTAACATTGCTGAGCCGGTTACGGTTGATGGCGCAGTAACAGCCTTTTCATCGCTTGTCCCAGTGGCATACAACGAGATCAGCCTAAGTTATACAGGCGCAAACCTGACAGGCGTTATTTATAAGCAGTCCGGCTCAACCGTCGCAACACTTACACTTGGCTACAATGGCGATAATCTTACGTCTGTGGTGCGCACATGAGCTATAAGTTCAATCCGTTCACTGGCACGTTTGATCTTGTTACGCCGGTGCTCACGGGCTGGGCGCAATATCTGGACACTGAATATAGTGCTGCAAGCCCTTTTGAGATTGTTGAGGGCACGACCGTTACGCTGCCTAACAACGCTGGTAACAACATCATCACCTATCTGCCACAGGGCGTAACAGCGCTTTACGATGCGTCTACACAGAAGCTAACTCCGGCAGCAGTCGGCGACTACAACGCAATTACCGTTCGATTTAATGCAGAGGCATCGTCAACATCGGCTTATCTTGAGTTCGGCATTGACACGGGAAATCCTGCGGGGCCAATCTTCCGTGACGTGAAGGTATTTCCAAAAGGCGCAGGCGTCGTACATCCATTTACGTTCACTTGTATGGGCTTTAGCCTGAATAACTTCAAGAACAACGGCGGCATCGTTAAGATCACTGCAACCGGCGGCGATGTTGAGATTTATGACATTAACTACCACTTTGCCAGGCTGATTCCAGCATGAGAATCTACTACGACGAAGTAAGTAAAAACATCGTGCTCGGCGCTACTACTCGCCTATTTGCTACTGAATCACTTGTTGCGTCGGCAGACCGAGGCCGAGTATCCGTTGTTTATCGAGCTAACAACTTCCGCGAGCTATTCATCCGTCACACGCAGGTATTGCGTGAGGATGGAAGCCCAGCCGGATCAACATTGACAGCGGTTATTGATTACCTAAACACAGAGTTCAATAAGTCGCCATTCGTTGAGGGTGGTGGCTCAGCCGCAGTCCCGATCTATGTGCAGCCTAACGAGGTGTATACTGTTAGTACTGACACACAGGCTCTATTTCGTAAGCGCATTAAGATCGGTGATGGTGCGCGAATCAAGCTGAAAGGCATTTTGGTAGGGGTTTAACATGTTAGAGTTTGTGCGCCGTTCACCGGCAACCGTTGCGAATCCAGATGCCAACAGCGATGTGCTGTTCCTGGATAGTGCTGGCGTTTTCTATACAAAAGACTCGGCAGGCACGTTAACTGTGCTTGGTCGCGGCATTGTGTCTATCGCTAAGACAGGCACGGCTGGCCTTGTAGATACTTACACAATCACCTTCTCCGGCGGCACGACGCAGACTTACACTGTTACGAATGGCGATGATGGCCGGTCGATTGTCAGTGTTGCACGCACTAGCGGCACGGGCGCACCTGGCACGACTGATACTTATACGATCACTTACAGCGAAGCCCCGCTGACCAGTACGTTCACGGTCTACAACGGCGCGAACGGCACAGGTATGCCAGCCAATGCCGCACCTCCGGCTATCGCAGCAACAAGCAGTGTAGGCACAGCCACAGGCGAGTACGCGCTGGAAGATCACACGCACGCAGGCGTGACTAGCTTCAATGGACGCCAAGGCGTAGTAACACCACAGCAATCTGATTACGACGCGTTCTTTACAACAACCGCTGAAGCAGCCGCCGCCGCTCCCGTTCAGAGCTTTAACGGTCGCACCGGCAACATTACGCCGCAGCAAGCCGACTATGATTCGTTTTTCACTACACCGGCAGAAGCATCTGCTGCTGCGCCGGTTCAGTCGTTTAATGGTCGCCAAGGCGCTATCACGCCTCAACAGGCTGACTATGATGCCTTCTTTACCACGCCAGCCGAGGCCGCCGCAGCAGCTCCGGTGCAGTCGGTCAACGGGCAGACAGGCAACGTCACCATCAACGTGCCGCTTCCGCTAAATGCGAACCGCGTCGGACTTTTTACGTCAACTGCTAACAGCGCAGCAGTTCAACCGTTCCTAACGCTAACCATTCCTGCAAACCGCATTGTCGCTGGTGCGACTTATTCGTTTTTTATCGCTGGAACTCAATCGCAATCGGCGGCGGCGACTAACGTCGTTTTCACAGTACAGGTCAATGGCACGACCATTGCGACAGCTACCATCGCGGGTGGTACAGCGGCGCAAACCAATAGAGGATTAACCGCTGAGGGTATGTTGCAGTTTACCGCAGCCGGATCAGGCGGGCAGGTGATGGGCGGTATTCAATCTATTGTTACAGGCATCGCAGCTAACGGACAAACAAACGTCGCTGGCGTTGCTGTTAACACTACGGCAGCAGTCACGATCACCTTAACTGCACAGACTTCAACAGCCAACGCCGCTAACATTATCCGAGTCGCAGCAGCAAGTATTTCGGAGCGCGCATAATGGCTAATCACATTCAATTCAGGTGGGTGGAGATTCGAGAAGCAGCCGATGGAGGCGGTTTTCGCACGCTTCGCACGACGCTGCAATATCGCACCAAAGACGTTGTTGCGTCTGTACTTGGGCTGATTCCTCTGGCCTCTGCATGGACGGATTGGATTGACGTAAGAACCGATATTGTCCTGCTAGACGAAGCCGGAAACCCAAGCAGCTAATGCTAGCCGCCCTTCTCTGCAACCTTGAAGAACCACGCGGCCCGATACTACGGGAGCGAGGAAGCGCGTCTGTCGGCAAGGACGTACTAAAGGCTGCTGGCGAGATTCAAGATATACTATTCCCACTGCCAGCCAAGACGAAAGTTAAGGTTAAGCGCGCAGTGCAGAAGGTTTACGAATACAGCGAACTGCCAACGGTGGATATGAAAAGCCTTGGCGGTGCGCTTGAAGCAACTCAGATTGCTATTGCTGACGTTCAAAGCCTGCTTGCAGACCTGAACGAACCACAGTGGGCAATCGAGCTACGCGTCTTGCTGCAACGCTTGACGCTAATCGCATGGCAACTGAACGACGATGAAGAAGCCCTGCTCTTACTGATGTGAGGATGATATGGATAACCTAGAACAAGCTGTCCAACGCGGCAATGAAGCGAGACAGATTCTAGTCAATCCGGTGTTTGTTGAGGCAAAGCAAGCCCTGAAGGACAAGTATCTGCGCGAGCTACTGACGAGTAACGAATCCGACGCCGCTGTACGCGAATCGGCCTATCTGAAAATCATAGTGCTTGAGGATGTAGTAACGCAGCTAGGCATTGTTGAGCAACGGGGCGTTAAAGCCGATAACGACATCAAGACGCGCAAGCGTAAAATTGTCTGACAATCTAACGAGCAGGTGATATTATGACCGTAGAAACCACGCCTTCGGGCAGTTTCGATGCTGTAAATGCCATGATGGGGATTCTGTCTGATGAAGATCAGGTAGCAGAAGAAGCACAGGCCGAGCCGGAAGATGAGGTAGTCGCTGCTGATGAGGCAGATGACGAGGCCGAAGAATCCGAAGAAGTTGAGGGAGAGGAAGAAGCCGCTCCGGTAGCCAAGACATTCAAAGTCAAAGTTGACGGCGAAGAAGTCGAAGTGCCAGAGGATGAGTTGCTTAAAGGCTATTCGCGAACCCAAGACTATACGCGCAAAACTCAACAACTCGCTGAGCAGCGTAAAGCCGCTGAAGCTGAGTATGAGCAAGTGCGTAGTGAGCGAGCGCAATACGCTCAGTTGTTAGGACAGTTGGCCGCCAAGCTAGAGGCAGAGCCGCAAGTAGACCAGGAATTGCAGTACACAGACCCAATCGCTTACGCGCAGCAGGTCGCCCAAGTGTACCAGTACCAGAGTCAAAAGCAGGCGATTGCTCAAGAACAGCAGCGACTAAGCATAATCCAGCAACAGGAACAGGCAGCGCAGACGCAGAAGTATCTTGCCGAGCAGTCTGAGTTACTGACCACGTTAATTCCAGATTGGGTTGACGCAGATGTAGCAAAGGCAGAGAAGGCTAAGATTCGCGAAGTCGCAAAGCAGTATGGTTACGGTGATGAAGAACTTGCCCAACTATATGATGCTCGTGCAGTCGCCCTTATGCGTGATGCGATGAAGTATCGGGACTTAGTAGCCAAGCGTCAGGAAGTGAAGCCACAAGCCTCGCCTGTCGTGAAGTCCAGACCTAAAACTGTTTCGAGCCAGCAATCGCAAATGAGACAACGCTTGGCGAAAACCGGCAACGTCAATGACGCTGCTGCTTACTTCAAATCCATTTTATAAGGTGAACTATCATGGCTCAGCCAACCAATACTTTTGATACCTATGACGCCAAGGGTATCCGCGAAGACCTCGCGAACGTCATTTACAACATCTCGCCAGAAGAAACCCCGTTTATGTCGAACGTGGGTAAAGGCTCGGCTAAATCGACTTACTTTGAATGGCAAGAAGATTCGCTGGCTGCTGCTAGCACGTCCAATGCTCAGATTGAAGGTGATGACGCTGTTGCCGTGGAGCCAGCAGCTACTGCTCGCATCGGTAACTACACTCAAATTAGCCGCAAGACCGTTACTGTTTCCGGCACGCTGGAAGCTGTTGACAAGGCCGGTCGTAAGTCCGAAATGGCTTACCAGATGGCTAAGCGCGCTGCTGAACTGAAGCGTGATATTGAAGCCACTGCAACCTCCGGCCAAGCTGCTGTTGCTGGTAACAGCACCACTGCACGTCAGACCGCTGGTTTCGGCGCTTTCCTGAAGACCAACACCAACAACGGCGCTGGCGCTACTGAGCCAACACTGTCCGGCACGACCTCTGGCTACCCAAATGCTGCTGCTGGCACTGGTACAGACCGTGCTTACACTGAAACCATCCTGAAAGATGTGATTCAGCAGGTGTGGACTGAAGGTGGCGACGCTAAGATGCTGATGGTTGGCGCTCTCATCAAGCAGAAAGTATCGACCTTCACCGGCATCGCTGGCACACGTTTCAACGTGAACGGCAACAAGCAAGCAACCATCATTGGCGCTGCTGACATTTATGTGTCGGACTTCGGCAATCTGGAAGTTGTGCCTAACCGCTTCATGCCTGTTGACGTTGCTTACCACGTTGACCCATCCATGGCCGCTATCAACTTCCTCCGTCCATTCGAGAAGGTTGAGCTGGCTAAGACGGGTGACGCTGAGAAGATGATGCTCATCTGTGAATGGGGTGTTAAGGTCAACAACGAGCGCGCACACGGCGTTGCTCGCGACATTACGCCTTAATGTAAGACCGAGGGAGGGTAAAACCTCCCTCACTTCTTTCCGGAGTTACCTATGGCTGGTCGCCTACTAAGTCACGATTCTATGACGGGGATTACCTCGTTATTTCACTATGATGCCGCTACTGATACAGCCATCATCGAGAAGAAGCAAGACGTTCAATCCATCTTAGATATGAATAAGATTGAGCGAAATGCAGGCATGAATGACAAAGAGCGCGGGCTAGGCAAGAAGGTCGCTACCATTCCGCTTGTGCTATACTACAAGTGGAAAAACGAATGCAAAGCAAAAGGCTTAGACCATAACGAGACGAATGCGTTTATTATGGCTCAGCTTCGTAGTCGTGATTATTGCCACCTGCTAACGGTTGATAAGATATGACGTACACCCAGTTAGTACAGGATGTTGCGTACTTCTTAAACCGACAAGATTTGACCTCGGTCATCCCCACTTTTATCCGTCTGGCCGAGTCGCGCATGAATCGCACGATTCGTACTCGTGAGATGGAGCAGCGCGTAACCGCAACAATTGGCACGCAGTTTTCTACTTTGCCAACAGGCTTTCTTGAGATGCGCAACATCCAAGTCAACAGTCAGCCGGTCATTGCATTGCAGTACATCACACCACAAGAAGCTGACCGCATTCGTGCGCGTGAGCTTCAGGGTAAGCCGCAATTCTTTTCCGTGGTCGCCAATCGCTTAGAGCTGATTCCGGTTCCACAAGAAAACTACACGGTTGAAATGGTTTACTTTGGCAAGATTCCAGCTATTAGCGAGTCGGTATCGACTAACTGGCTGCTAGATCGCCACTATGATTTATACCTTTATGGCACATTGGTTCAGGCTGCTCTATACCTGAAAGACGATCCTAGCTCATGGGCAACATTGTTTGACTCTGCGCTGTCGGAGATTGTTGTGGAGAACGACCGCAGCCAATTCCAGGGCACTACGCCGCAGATTAGGGGTATAACAATTGGATGAGACAGAAGCCGATTGGGAGTCTGCCGATCTTTATTTTGATTCGGATTATGTCGAGGAAGATTATGCCGACCTTATCGAATCGCCAACCATTTGGGAGCCGGTAAATGGCTGATACGACCACCAGCAATTTTGGATTAACAAAACCCGAGGTCGGAGCTAGCTCAGACACTTGGGGAACAAAACTTAACGCTAACTTAGACATCATTGATGATGCTCTGACTGGCTCACGCGCTGCATTTCCTAATGCCGCATTAGCTACCACAGCAAACATTACCCTTGCTGGCGAACAGACGATAGACGGCGTTCTGACGTCAGCTAGTCGAATCTTAGTAAAGGATCAGACGCTATCTGAGAATAACGGCATTTACATTACGGCTGCCGGTGCATGGTCAAGAGCAAGCGATGTTAATGCGGCTGCTGAGTTTGTGCTTGGCCGCTCTGTTTATGTTCAATCCGGCACAGTCAATGGTGGCCGTAACTTCCGAATCTCTAGCGTTGTTGTGTCGCTTGGAACTTCGCCCGTTACATTTAGCGATGCGATTAAGCAGGGTGCTTCAACACTTGGTGCAACATCGGTTACAACGCTGTCGGCAACCGGCGCATCAACATTGCAAGCAGTATCGGCAACGACCTTGGCTGCAAGTGGAACTGCGACCTTACAGGCTGTTACTGCAACAACAGTAGCGGCAAGCGGCGCTATAACCGGCCTCACCGTTACAGCAGATGGCGGCACAACAAGCCAAGCAGGTGAATCTATTCGCGGAACTTTGCGCGTTGCC